CCAAAGGAACGCAATAACTTATCAATTAATTTTTTTACTATGACAAAAATTGAATTAAAAGAGCTGGTAAAACAACACTTTAATTTAGTAGAGGCAAACGTTGAAAAATTCGACAAGGCGGAACTAGAAGATGGATCGAAAGTATCTAACGAAGAGGCTGGCAAATTTGCTATTGGACAAACTTTATTTATAGAGGATGCTGATGGAAAAATGGTTAAAGCACCTGAGGGAGAACACGTATCTAAATCTGGTATCCAATTTATTCTAGATAAAGATTCTAAAATCACAGGACTTAAATTTCCAGATGCTAAAGGAGAAGGCTCAGCCGATCTTGCAGAAGAAGAAGAAATGGAAGAAAAGGATGAAGCAAAAGACGAAGCATTTGATGCTCGTACTGATGCTGAAGAAGAAGGATATCTAGACGGAGAAAAAGACGAAAAAGCTGATATTGAAGGAGAGGGTCTATCTGAGATTAAATTAGAAGACGTTGTTGAACTAATCGGTGAAGTAGTTGAAGCAAAAGTTGAGGAGATGAAAGAAGAAATCAAAGTCAAAATGGCTGTAATCGAAGAAGAAATGAAATCGATGAAAGACAAAATGACTGCTTTCTCATCAGAACCAGCTGCTGAAAAAACTATACCAAACGTGAAATTCGCGAAAGTAGAATCTAACACAAAAGCAGACAAACGCTACAACTTGATGTTGAAGAGAATGTCTCAAAAATAATTAAACTAACAAAATTAAACTATTACTATTATGGGATTAAATGTAGCCGCATTAGGCGATTTTAACAACGAAGTAGCAGGTAAGATTGTTCTTCAAACTGTATACAAAGGAAATACTGCAGAGTACGTTTCTATACAAGAAGGAATTAAATATCAAGAACCACTTAACAAAATTGCTGTAGACCCTTACTTTCAAGGTGGAGATGCAGTAACTACACCTAGTGGATCAGCAATATTTTCTCAAAGAAATATTACCGTTACTAAAAGAACTGCTTTCGACCAGTGGAACTTACAAACACTAACTCAGAAATACCTAGGTATATCTGCTTTACCAGAAGGATCTTACGAAGAGACTTTCTCACTATTAAATGACTTAACTACTGAATTAGTAGCTAAAGCTCAACAATCAAATGATGACTTTATTTGGAACGCCGTAGCAGGTGCTGAATTCGCAGGTTCAACTGTAACAGCTGAAGCTGATGGATTTAAACAATTACTTTCAAGTGCAACTGCAGGTGTAAACATTGCAACAGGAACTTCTGCAACTGCAATTGTAGCTTCAACTGCATATGAGCAATTAACAGGATTTTTACCTTCAATTGATGCTAACGTAGCTGATGCTCCAGATTTAACATTCTTCTGTGGTATCTCAGTATTCCAAAGAATCATAAATGGATTAACTACTCAAAACTTATTTCACTTCGATCCAACATCAGTGAAATCAAGAGGTGGTTACTATGAAGTGCCATTACCAGGATATCCAAACGTAGTAATAGTAGGTGGATGGGGATTAAGAAACTCAGAAAGAGTAGTATTAGGACCTGCATCTGATATGTACGTAGGAACTGATTTAGTTTCAGATACATCAAACTACCAATTGTGGTATGATATCAATTCTGATACACTAAAATACAGACTAAGAAATAAATTAGGAACTCAAATTGGACACCCAGCATATTACGTGTCTAACGATTTAGCCTAAGCTTTAACCGAACATTAACAACAAAAACACTATAAATTATGGCATGTGATATTACATCAGGATTTCAACTAGGTTGTAGAGACAACATGGGTGGATTACGTCAATTATACATTTTAAGCGGTTCAGTTGTTTCAGTTACAGGCGCGGAAAATGGTTTAATAACAGACATCAGTGGATCAGGTACATTCTTCTTATTTGAATTAGCTAAAAACACAGGTGACTTTACAGAAACTATTAACAGTAGTATTGAGAATGGAACAGTTTATTACGAACAAGTAGTAAACGCACCATTCCAAAAACTACAATCGTCAACTCGTAATCAAGTTAAGGTATTGGCTCAAAATCCAGACCTTAAGATTATAGTTCAAACTAATAATGGAACCGAAGACGGCGGAGTAGGACAATTTTTCTACTTAGGCCAAGAAAATGGTATGACATTATCAGGTGGAACTGGACAAACCGGTACAGCTTTTGGAGATCTTAACGGATACACTTTATCATTCATGGGAGACGAACCTTTCCCAGCAAGTGAAGTTAGTGGATCTAACTTAGATGATATACTTACAGGCATTACAACTGCTAACTAGTATACAATAATTACCTAAATAAAGGGGGTGGAGATAACTCTACCCCCTATTTTAGGATTACCTTACAATAAAAACATATTTATTACTGTGATTAGACTAAACTATAGTTCAAGCGGAGAAGAAACAAATGCCTTATGGGTCAATAGGATCGTAAGTGCATCTGAGGTTTTATTTGAATTAACTAGTAGTTACGACCAATCAACATGGGAATTATCAGGTAGTATTATATCTAATAAAACTCAAGGTGGAGATGGATGGATATTAGTTGAAACTAGCAAAAACCTAGCACCTACAGCTTCAGGACAATGGTTTGCAGATATTTCACCTTATATAGAGGTTACTGAACCAGCT